CCTCGCGCTGGCAGACCGTGCCGTCAGCAATAATTCCACGGCATATCCCCATAAGCTCTTGGCTATCCCTTGAAACCAAATCCCTGTGACGCGCAAAGGTGGCTTTAGTCAGGTTGCTCATGGCGACTCCCATGTTTTTTAGCCTTGACTACCAGCATAACTCGTGCATGGCAACGATTCTCCAGCCTCCATTTCCGCAAACTCCCTGCCGTTGCAACCTGTGAGGTGAATATGGCTGATGTGAAAGTAAATCTCGATGTGTCGGGAATAACCAGACAGGTTGCCGAGGCCGCTCACAAGACGATCATTTATGACGTAGCGACACAGGTGCTTGCAGAAGTGAAAAAGTCCAACGCTTTTTATGACGATCAAAGCGGAGAACTGCGGGCATCGTTTCGGCTGGTCAAGATCATGGACGGCTTCCGCTACCGCATTGAATCCCGCAACCCCCATGCCTGGTATCTGGAAAAGGGGCATTTGCTCACTGCGTGGGGCAACAGAACGGAAAACCACATCAAGGGCCGCTACCCGCTGCGCAAGGCCCGCAATCGCATCATGCGCAGAATGAGCGATATTTTGTCGGATTATCAGATTTTCATTTCCAAGGGTTCAGGCGTGTACATCCGCAAGCAAAGGAAGGCTAAATAAATGACCGCAGAAAGTGGTATTTCCATATCCGTAGGGCTAGACACAAGCCCGTTCCAAAAGGATTTGGCAGCCTTCCGCACCATGTCTGAAAAGGCAGGCAAGCAGGTTGCCCAAGCCCTTGAAAATTCCGTTTCGCCCACAAAAATCACGAAAGGTTTCAACGACCTTGCGCGGTCTATCAACACGGCTGCGGCTGCGGGCAAGAACCTTGGCACGTCCATAAACGTCAGTGGCCTTGATAGCCTCGCAAAGCAGGCTGGCGTGTCGGCTACTGGCCTCGACAAAATGTATCAGTCGATGGTAAAGACTGCGCAGAATAAGTCTTTCATGGATTCCATGCGCAACATTCAAAAGCTGACCGGTTCAAGCGCAGATGAAATGAACCGTCTCGCCAAGTCGCTGGGCGGCGTTGGCAACGAGTTCAGCACCAGCAAGGGCAGCGGTGGTCTTTCTTTCTTCGGCGGTCTGTCCTCTGGTGCAATCGGTGCGGCCCTGTCCATAGGCGGCGTGATTGCCACGCTCAAAACGCTGACAGACTCCATGCTCACCATGTCGAGGCTGACGACCTCGTATCAGTCCATATTCGGTTCGCAGTACGGCGCAACGCAGCAACTTGACCAGATTTACAACCAGACACAAGCAATTGGTTTACAGTTTCAGGAAACTGCTAATGCCGCGAAGTCTTTCTTTGCTGCTGCACAGGGGTCTACGCTAGCGGGCGAAGCAAATAACGTTTTCAACGCCGTTTCTAAGGCCGCAGCTGCCCTACAAATGAGCACGGACGATGTGAACGGCACCTTCATCGCCCTTGGGCAGATGATCTCAAAGGGCAAGGTGCAGGCCGAAGAATTGCGCGGACAGTTGGGCGAAAGGCTCCCCGGTGCGTTCCAGCTTGCGGCCAAAGCCATGGGCATGAGCACCGCCGAGCTTGATAAGTTCATGGCTGACGGCAAGCTCACAGCCGAAGATTTGCTGCCAAAGTTGGCGCAGGCGCTTGAAGAAAAGTACGCAGAAGCCGCTGCCAAGGCTGCAAACAGCGTGCAGGGTTCAATTAACCGCATGACCACAGAATGGGAGCTGTTCAAGGCAAGCATTCTGGACAGCGAAGCGGTTGTTGGCATGTTGAACCGCGTAACTGGTGCGCTTTCTGCCCGCAACGAGGCCAGCGCGAAAGACAAGGAACGGAATGCCTTAGTTTCCAAGCTGCAAGGCATGGGCATCGGGCCTGATGCTACGGGTTTTTCGTATGACGATCAGGGCAATAAGGTTGAAGGAAAATATTATTCCGACAGCCTGCTTAACTCTTGGCGCAACTTCAACGCTGGCCTTGAAGCTGAAAATCAGATCACAGAACAGAACGAAAAAATTCGCGAAAGTATTCTAAACAAGGCCAACACCAGCACAAAGAATTTTCTCAAGAACTCCAAAGAAGAGAAGGTCGCCAATCTCACCCAAGAGCGCGACACTACACTTAAGGCCATTCAGGATGCTATAGACGTTCGGAAAGACTCCGATGTTGGTGCTGATGACCTTATCAAGCAGCGCAGCCGCGTTCTGGCCGAGTATCAGGCCCAGCTTGAAAAGATCAACAAAGAGGCTGGTGGCAAGGGTCTGGCGAACAAGCAGTTCAAATTCGACACCGGGCTTGAGCAGTTGCGGCAGGAAGTGGCCAACATGGAAGCCACGATCAATCCTGCCTCGCTGGGTATTGAGAAGCTGCGCCAGAAGCTTGAGCTTGAACGGCAGAACGCTCTCGCAGCAGCAGAGGCGCACGCCAAACTTTCTGTACAGCGCAAAGAAGCCACGCCAGCGGAGGCCGAGGAGAAAAAAAGCCTTGAGGTACGCAAGGCTGAGCTGACCTATACGCAAAAGCTGTCCGAAGCCGAGGAAAAGGGCCGTCAGACCCGCGTTGAGTTCTACAAAGAGTTTGCCGAGCTTTCCGGCAATTACACGGATTCGCTTGCCGCCCAGGCTGAGGCCATTGCCAGGCAGGGCGAGGAGTACCGCAACGCTGGTATCAGTGCCGAGCTTGAGAAGCAGTGGGAAGCCCTGAAAAAGATTGAAACCGCCCGCGACCCCATGAGTGGAACAGTGCGCGGCCTGCGGAAATACGCTAACGATGCCACCGACCTAGCCAAGGGGGTTGAGGGCGCATGGACTGATGCCTTCAAGGGCATGGAAGATGCTTTCGTTTCTTTTGCGCAGACAGGCAAACTTTCCTTTAACGACATGGCGAATGCCATTGTTGAAGACTTAATGCGGATTGCCATTCGGTCGTCAATCACGGGGCCTCTCTCTAGCGGAATCGGGAGCCTGTTTAGTGGGATGTTCGGCAGTTGGACAACAAGTGCCGCAACAGGAAGCGCGATAGATTCTGCCATAGGCTGGGTACATCACTCTGGCGGTATGGTCGGTGATGGGAAGGCGCCCACGCGCACCGTTTCCCTCGCTGCATATGCCAATGCACCACGTTTCCATTCTGGCGGCGGCTTCGGACAGGAAGAGTACCCAGCCGTTCTTTTGCGCGGGGAGCGGGTTCTAAACCGCGATGAAACACGCGGGTATAATGCTGCAATGGCATTAGCTATGGGTAGCACTTTCCGCGATTCATTCGCTTCTCCTTCCGGCTACGGCTCAAGCAATCAGCAAGCCAGCCAGCCGCAAGTGTACGTCAACATCCAAAACTCCACAGGCGAACAGGTAGCCCAACGGGTCAAGACAGACAACAACGGCAATATCCGCGCTGACGTGTATGTGGGCAACACTGCCGCCAAACAAATGACCAAGCAAGGCACGCAGGCCAACCAGTTGCTACGCAACGGCCTTGGTATCAAACAGCCCGCAATCGGGAGGTAGTTATGGCTGGTATATGGCCTACGACATTGCCGCAAGCCCCTGAGCTTACGAGTTTTACGGATAAAGCTCCGAATAACCTCATTCGGTCAGACATGGACACCGGAGACGCCAAAGTTCGCAGGCGCGGTCAGTCTAAGGCTTGGGTAGCATCGGCAACGTACTACCTGACAGGTGCGCAACTTGCCACGCTGTACAGCTTCACATCTGAAACCATAGCAGACGGTGCGCTGTGCTTCGATTGGCCGCACCCCACAAAAAGCGTTGTGCGGTCGCGCCTACGGGCAAGCAGTGAATCCCTGTTTGAATCGTCACAGATTGCGCCAGACCGCACGAAAGTGGTGCTTTCCATAGAGTACTGGCCTGACGCGCCTACAACGGCTTAGGGGGCATATATGGCGCTTTCTCCACGCTTTACCGCTGCAATGATGCATCCTGAAACGGAAGACACAGATATTGCGTTGATTACGCTGACGCATAACTCGTGGTCTACGCCATTGCGATTCAGCACGCACCAAACAACATGGCTGTACAACGATGAAACAACGGGTGAACCCATTTACGGCACGTCAAGCCGTGGCAATTCGTTCCTGTACATCCCCATTCAAGCCACGCTGCCCAATAGCTCGGACGAGGAAGCGCCCACGGGCAAGGTGATACTGTGCAACGTACAGCGGCTTATCACGCCATACCTGAAAACGGTGTCCGGCACATACCCGCGCATGACGCTGGAAATAGTCAACTCGGCAACGCCCGATACCGTTGAAAAATCGTACCCTGAGCTGGATTTGGGCGACACCACGTGGAACGAGCTGACCGTGGAAATGCAGTTCAAGAATAACATCGCCTCGCAGGAGCCTTGCCCCTGGTTGCGCTTCACTCCTGCATACTTCCCTAACCTGAACGCGCAGTAAACCTATGGAAACAAAACAATACATTGGTATCCCGTTCCTTGACCACGGGCGCAACCGCGAGGGCTGCGACTGCTACGGGCTGGTGTTTCTGGTCTACAGGGAGCAATTCGGCATTGCCCTGCCTGACCTCGGTGACGGCTATTCCTGCGCCTACGAGCGCGGCGAGGTTGACGCCACTGCTGCCGAAGCACTGAGCGAAACGTGGAACAGGGATGTGACGGCAGAGCCGTGGAAGGCAGGGGATGTGATGGTGTTTAGGCGGGCAGGTGTGGAGGCGCATGTGGGGCTGTATGTGCGGCCCGGCTACATGCTGCATGTTGTGGCAGGGCAGCAAACCACGCTGGAACGATACGACACCAGCGTTTGGAAAAACCGTCTTTCGCGGGTGGTGCGCCATGTTGATGCAAGCTGATCTGACCAAAACAACGCTTATGGCCCGCAGGTGGGACATGGCGCGTCCTACCTTCCTGCCCGTTGCTGATGGCGCGAACCTTGGCAGCATTGTTGCCGATGCCATTCAGGGCATGTGCAAGGAAGGCTCATACACGCCAGAACAAGCCCTGCGCTTGATGAAGTATGCCCGCTGCCGTGTGGACGGCGTGGAGATCAAGCGCAGTCTGTGGACGCAGACCGTGCCGAGTTCTGGCGCACAGATTGAAGTCATGCAGAGCGTTATGGGCGGCGGGGGCGGTGGTGGTGGAGGTAAGAACCCTGCGGCACTAGTGCTGTCTGTGGTGGTTGTAGCTGCCGCTGCAATCGCAACGTGGTATGTCGGCGGTGCGGGGGGGTGGGCCGTAGGTGGCCTTGTGCCAACATTGGGCATGGGCGCTACTGCTGGGTTTGTAGCAGGCGCTGCCGTAATGGTCGGCGGCATGATGGCTGTAAATGCCCTCTTCCCAGCATCCACACCATCCCTCAGCGGCTCATCCATAGACGGCGGCGCAGGCACAACCTCACAGGCCTATTCCATCAACGGCGCACGCAACAGCGCCAACGTGATGGGCTATGTGCCGCTAATCTGTGGCAAGCATCGACATACACCGCCGTTGGTGGCCAAGAACTACACGTCATGGGAGGGCGACGAACAGACGTTTTATATGGCGGTATGCTGGGGCCATCCCGATATAACCGTGTCAGATTTCAGGCTCGATGAAACTCCGCTGTCCAACTACACCGACTTCGACCACCTGTTTCACCAGTCCACTACTGGCGACGATCTGAAATACTTCGGCAAAGACCGCAACGAAAAAAACGTCGGTACGGTGCTCAAGGCTTCGTCAGGTTGGGTGACGCGCACGGTTGGCGAGGCCGAGGACATTTCTATTGATATTGGATTCCTTGGCGGGCTGTGCAGTATTAATCAGCAAAACGGCTCACCAGAAAACCGCACAGTGCAGTTCCAGGCACAATATCGAGTTAAGGACTCTGGAAGCGAATGGACGGGGCTTGGCGGGTCTACGTTTGCCATATCGTCGGGCAGCGGAACAGTGTCGGGCATCCAAGAAAACTACTGGACGTCCAAAGAGGATGTACTTGGCGTTTACGCCAGCCGTAGCGGCGTGATTAGCATAGGCGCTGGCATCAGCGGGGATGTGCAGCTTTATCGTTACAAAAGCCGGTATGTAACTGGATGTGACGTATCTGTGACGTGGACGCGTACGGACGAACCCTATTGGCGACCCGGCACTGACGGTGTTGGCTCGTGGGTTTACAACGAGTTCGGAACCTACACGGCCAGCGTTACGGTGACTGCTGGCTCGTATGACGACCGTGGATACATCCAAGCTACCCGCGCAAAAACGACCCGCTGCGTGCCAACGTGGAAGGTCGAAGGGCTGCCAAAGGCCGTGTACGAAATGCGCATCAAGAGGCTCACGGCTGATACTGATAGCCAGTTTGTGCGCGATGAGGCGACATGGAGCGTTACGCGGGCCATCATCAATCGGCCAGTGTTCAACACACCTATCCCCATCTGCGTGTCTGAACTGCGTATCAAGGCCAGTGAGCAAATATCCAGCTACGTTGACGACTTCAACGCACTTTGCCAGAGCAATATCCCTGATTGGGACGGTACTGCGTGGACAACCAAGCCTACCAGCAACCCGGCCTCGATCATGCGGTACTTGCTCACCTCGCGGCATGGTCTGGTTAACCCGTACACTGAGGCCAAGATAGACAACGCCACGCTTGTTGAACTTTGGGAATGGTGTAACTCCAACGGTTACGAGTTCAACTTTATCGCTGACAGCGAGGAAACCTTGTGGGCGCGGCTGGTACAAGTGCTGGCCCCCGGCCTTGCGGCCCCCACAACAGACGTTGATTGCCTGTGGGGCGCGATAATTGACCGTCCTGACAAGGAGGTGGTGCAGCTTTTTACCCCGCGCAATAGCTGGGGCATGAGTGTACAGCGCACGTTTGCAGATTTGCCGCATGCGCTACGGGTATCGTTCAAGGACGAAACGGACGATTACCAGACGAAAGAAGGCTTTATCTACGCAGACGGATACAGCAAGGATGGCGACAACGGCACGGAAAAGGCGTGGAACATTGTTGAGTGGTCATATCCCGGCGTGACCAAGTGGGAAAAGCTGTGGCGCATGGGCAGGGTGCACCTTGCCCGCATGCTGCACAGGCCGATTACCGTAACGCTGAATACCGACTTTGAAT